CTTAAGAGTAAGGGTGTGATCGAGTTCATCCCAACCTCGTTCGTTCGCGGTGTGACCATTCAGGATTCTATCATCATTCTCGATGAGGTCAACAACTGCACCTTCCACGAAATCGATTCTATCATCACAAGACCCGGCAAAAATTGTCGTTTACTTATTTGTGGTGATATGAGACAATCAGACTTGACGAGGGAGCAAGAACGTGCTGGCCTCGGAGACTTCATCCGTATTGTCGACCGCATGAAGTCTTTCTCTCACATTGAGTTTGAAGAAGAAGACATCGTACGAAGCGACCTGGTCAAGGAATACCTGATCGCCAAGGATCGCTACCTAAGGACAAAATGATCTTTCATCATGAACTATTTGAGTTTCAGAAGCTCACACAAATAAACAGCAACACCGGTAGGAAGTATGAAACTCCTACCGGTGAACGCTATCCATCAGTGACCACGGTCATTGGCGCCATGTCAGACAAGTCTGGCCTAGATGAATGGCGCAAGAGAGTCGGTTATGCCGAATCCATCAAGATAGGCCAGCAGGCCGCCAAGCGCGGCTCAGCCATGCACAAGATGTGCGAGGAATATCTTGCCAATCTGGCCGTCGAGAAGGACGAACACATGCTCGGTCTGAACCGAGAGATGTTCGAGTCAATCCGGCCACTCCTAGATGCACACGTGACAAAGGTCCATGGCATCGAGTTCCCCGTCTATTCCCACAAGCTCAAGACTGCAGGCACCGTCGACTTCTTTTGTGAGTGGGACGGTAAGAAGACCGTGCTCGACTTCAAGACATCATCGAAAGCCAAACGTGAAGATTGGATCGAGGGTTACTTTATCCAAGCGACCATCTACGTGATGTGTCTGTGGGAGATCTACGGTATCAAGGTCGAACAGATCGCCGTCCTGATCGCCGTGGAGCATGACCAGCCCCAATTGTTTGTGAAGGACCCAATGGACTATATGCCACGGGCCCTTCACATGTTCAAAGCGTATCACGCCGGCAGGCGCACCAACTAGAGCTTGGTGATTTTCTCAGGCTCGGCCAGAGTGATTGAACCACCACCACCCCAAGTCATCCAGCGCTCAAGGGTGTAAGCCTTGTTGATGACCTGTTCAAGGGTTCCCTCGAAGTAGCCGAGAAGCGGTTGGTGGTGGTATCCACCCATGTCACAGTTGGAGTCTTCACCCTTGACACACCAGACGCCATATTTCGAGAGATCGTACTTCTCGAGCAGCCGCTTGCCGCTGTAAGTGCGGCCGAAGTGAAACACGTGGTCCGATTTGGCGCGGAATGCCTCATCGGCCCGCAGCGCGTCAATCTCGTTGTCGTAGGTTTTGCCGTCGTCCGATTGGAACGCGGTCTTCATAACTTGAACGGTCTTAACCATTGTCATCTCCAATGAGGCAGACTCCCCGCCTCTCACTTTTTCATAATACGAAGTGTGGCAATTAAGTACACATCTTTTCGTTGTACAAGAATATGGAATGTCGTACTATAAGAGTATGACCAGACGATTCGCACCCATCGATTCCATCATCCCGATCACTGATCGGAACCGGAACGAACTGATGCCTCGCCATGAAATGGCGCATCACGCAGTAGCCTATCTTAAAGGCCACAACGGTCACTATTATCTGATCACCCCGTGGCGCTATGGCGCTCCCTACATCATCCGACTTTACACGAAGAATCAGATTCGTGAATCTAACGTGCTGCAGGTGAACCTCGACCGTTCTGAAGTTCTCGACTGTGATGGCCGCCTGACTCGTCAGGCTCAGCGTGAGTTTATGATGGCCGTGAACGATCACCGTGCCTTTCACTATGTTCCGAAGGTGGTTGACAGTCAGCGGCTGTCCTGCTACCGCTGGGAGGCTGCCTTCCACCACGAGATGCTGGAGACCACTGGCAAGCACCATGGCTTCACCACGATCGAGAACTGTGCCAAGTATGTAGAGATCATCCTGCAAAAGGAAGGGGTCACCAAAATCCCCGAGATCAAATATACCAAGCGTGGTAGCACCTCGTGCGCTTGGGGTGATTGGAAACTCAAGTTTCTCGTCAACTCGGATAACAAGGTTGCCGTAGATACGATCATCCACGAGCTGGCTCACATCATCGACTCGTCGCGTGGCCGGAACCGTGCTGCTGAGGCAGGTCATGGTCCGAAGTTCATCGGTATCTACATCGACCTTCTCGTTCGCTATCTGAGTGTCGATCGTGATTTCCTCGAGCGCACTGCTCGACAACATGGTCTCCGTATTGACTATGATCGTGCGGTTATGGCAAAAGCTGCTTGACCGCACTTTTTAGTGTTCTTATTTGCACAACTGCTTATTATAAGAACGTAAGACAGCAACAAGGAAACTAACATGCCCCGTGGCGTCCCCAAAGCCGGCTATCGTAACACGAAGAACCGGCGTGCCGCAACCACCACTACGAGCGTTCCGGACACCTTTGAGAATGTCGAGACGTTCGAGCAAGCCGAGCTCCGCATCCGCGAGCGCTTCGAGGTTCTGGACGAGTTCGTTCAAGACTCGATCAACGGCGATGTGACCAGCCTGATCGTCTCGGGTCCTGGCGGCCTCGGCAAGTCCTTCCGGACTCACAAGGCCCTGAAGGATTGGGATGCTCGCAAGCAGAACCACTCGGTCACCAAGGGTTACTGCAAGGCCACCGGCCTCTATCGCCTGCTCTGGAAGCACCGCGCTCCCGGCCAAGTCATCTGCTTTGATGACTGTGACTCGGTCTTGTTCGACGAGACAGCTCTCAACTTCCTGAAGGCCGCCTGCGATACCTCGGCACAACGCATCATCAGCTACTCGGCTGAATATGACATGTTCGACGAGGAAGGCGGCGAGAACATTCCCCGCGAGTTCCAGTTCGAAGGCACAATCATCTTCATCTCGAACATCGACTGGGATGCCCAAGTCGACAAGGGCTCGAAGCTGGCTCCGCACCTCGGCGCCATGATCAGCCGTTCGCACTACATCGATCTCGGTCTGAAGACGAAGCGTGACCTTCTCATCCGCATCAAGCACGTCATCGAAGACGGCGCTCTCGATGAGATGGAACTGTCAGCTGAAGAGCAGAACGATGTGATCGGCTTCATCAACGAGAACGCTGACCGTCTGCGCGAACTGTCGGTCCGCATCCTGCTGAAGGTCGCCACTCTCCGTAAGGTCAACCCCAAGTGGGAACGTGCGGCTAAGGTCAGCTGCTGCCGCTAGGAGACCATAAATATGCTCAGTCAACCGAGGAGTGCACGTATGGTCGAAGCTGACATCAATCCGTACGGAACGGACATCGTCGATGTCCTTGAAGACGAGATCACCATGCTCTTGAAAGAGCTTGAGTATCATAAGAAAATGTCGAAGGTGAAGGTGAAGGGTCCCAACATCCATAAAAAGATGTTGGTCGCCAAAGAGCGGAGCATGCGTCGGCTGCTCGACCTTCATCCGGACGGCGAAGAGTTCCTGTTCGACCTCTAAAATAAGTGTGTACATAAATGCAGGACTTCGTATTATAGGAATATAACCTGGATACGAAAAATGTTTGATGCTAAGTTTCTTGCCAAGGATTTTGTCGGTGGAAAACTGCCGACCAAAGTCGGCGAAATCGCCAAAGTCAAGGAGTTCTTCGGTCAGAAGAATGCCAAAGTCCGCGTTGTCGAACTGTGGGGTTCTTCGGTTCTGGCGAGTCTCCTGTGATGTTCGGATTTGGCAAAAAATATCCGTACGTCGTTGAGCTGCTTCATAGCGGCCACCACCCATACATGTCTGATCCTACGTACGACATGTTCGAGGGGATCAAGCAGGAACAGGTTCACGTGATGGCTACCGGCTATGACGATGCCGCTAAGAGAGCATTCCGTGAGTCAAAAGTCCGGTCGTGGAGAACCACGGTTTGGACTGTTCGCCATAAAGAAGCAGGTGAGCATCTGCTTCCGGGCCGGAAGGCCGACCATTATAAATGTGGACAGAAAGCTAAATAATGAAAAAGACTGTAATCGTCGACATGGACGGCACGATTGCCGACTGCGAGCATCGCAGACACCACGTCGACACTGGAAACTGGCCTGCCTTCTTCGAGGGCATGCATGAAGATGGCGTGTTCGAACATACCCGCGAGGTCGTGTTCGCCCTGCATGCTGCAGGTTACGCCATCGTAATCGTTACGGCTCGTCCGGATGAGAATGACTATCGTGCCAAGTCGGTCGACTGGCTGAACCGTCATGGGTTCACCTACGACGCCATCTACATGCGCAAGGGCGGCGACTATCGCAAGGACAATATCGTCAAGAAGGAAATCCTGATGGATTTGCTGAACGATGGGTATGAGCCGGTGATGGCGCTGGATGACCGCAATCAGGTCGTTGCCATGTGGCGCGAGATGGGTATCCCCTGCATGCAGGTGAACGAGGGCGACTTCGACAACCGCCAGTCGCGTTACGTGCGTGACAATCAGGGCAAGGAAATGCTGCACATGATGATTGGCCCTTCGGGCGCCGGTAAGTCGACTCTGATCAAGCAGCGTTACCGTCCTGAGGACGTGGTCTCGTCTGACCAAGTCCGCCGTGATCTGTTCGGTTCGCATGACGCTGCCCATGTCCACAACCCTGACAACCTGGCTCTGACGTGGGCTTACACCCACAAGCTGGTTCAGGCTCGGATGGAGTGTGGTCTGTTCACCGTTCTGGACTCGACTGGACTGCGCCGTAAGGACCGCCTGTCGGTTCTGGAACTGGTTCCTCATGGGTATCTGGTTCGCTATGTCGTGGTCGACCGTGACTATGACGAGAAGATCAAGGACCGTGATTGGCGTCCTGTGGCTCTGATCGACAAGCACCATCAGGCCATGAAGTCGGCTCTGAAGGATGTCATGAAGGCGGATGGCTTCGGCCACATCGTCGTGGAAGACACGCGTAAGAAGCGTTGAAACTGGTGGTGATCATAAATAGGTCACCACCTCTTCCAAGGAATCCACAATGCGTCCTATCAAAATTGTCCTGTCTGAAGCCGTTGCTACCGGTTCTATCAAAGAGCTAAGGGCTCGCCAGGCAGCTTCTTTGGCAGCACATCACAAGCTCCACGCAGAACTTGAAGCTCAGATTGTTGCGATCAGGAAGAAGCAAGGAACGAAGCTCAAGGCTCCGGACTACTCTGGATACCATGAGGCAGGGCGAGACGCTGATCGCCGTCGAGGCTAATAGCCTCTCTTATTATGAGGAAGTGAATGCAGCCGACACATCCGTTTCAGACGGACAAATGGCTATCACCGCATCTCGTGGTGTCAGCCTCTTCCATGTACCGATCATTCAAAGACGAGACGACACTATTTCTAGAGGAGGCCACTCCCTTCTTGCAAGAGATAAGAGCGCTCTTCCCAACCTTAAAGAGAGAACCGACTGTTCGCGTATGTCACATACGCTGGAACACAGGCATGTTTTACGGGGCCTGGAATCCTCCCGTACTCATGATAGACGCTCGTCTAAAGCTTGCTGAAGCTATTGAGACCCTCATCCATGAATATGTCCACGCTGAACAATGGGATCGTGGTGACATTGTATTCCATGGCGGAGAGATCTATTGGAAACAATCAGTGTTGATCCAAGACGCAGTAGCCCACGCTAGGTCTGAAGACGCTTATAAAGCTCTTCCTTGGGAACAAGAAGCGTATGAGCGTGCTGAGATGCTATATCACAAACATTTTGCTCATCGTCTATAATAGTTGTGTACCTATTTTCCTGATCTTTGTATTATGAGAATAACTGTAACGGAGATTATATCATGTCCCACGAAATTGAATTCCAAGACGGTAAAGCCCAAATGGCATGGGTTGGTCAGGTTCCTTGGCACGGCCTCGGCACCAAGGTTGATCCGGACCTCACTCCTGATGAGATGATGGAAGCGGCCGGCGTTGACTGGTCAGTTCGCAAGGAACCGGCCTTCATCGAACTGGAAGGCAAGCGTATCGATATCGGCCGTTCGGCCCTCGTGCGTGACACGGATGAGCGAGTCCTTGATGTCGTTACCAATGACTGGGAGCCGCTGCAGAATGCTCAGGCATTCGAGTTCTTCAACGAGTACATTGTTGCCGGTGACATGGAGATGCACACGGCCGGCAGCCTGAAGGGTGGTCGTATCGTCTGGGCTCTTGCCAAAACCAAGGAATCCTTCAGTCTCTTCAACGGTGATACGGTCGAGAGCTATCTCCTGTTCACCAACCCCCACCAGTTCGGCAAGTCGATCGACGTTCGATTCACCAACACTCGAGTGGTCTGCAACAACACGCTGACCCTGTCGCTGAACAGCGCCAGCTCGAACATGGCTCGCATCACTCACCGCAACGAGTTCGATGCAGATGCAGTCAAGGAGACGATGGCTATCTCGAGCCGCAAGCTGTCTGACTACAAGGAGATGGCTGAGTTCCTCGGTTCGAAGCGCTATGACAAGGAGAACATTGTCGAGTACTTCCAGCGTGTATTCCCGGTTCTGTCCTCGAAGGAGGACGGTGGCAAGAAGGTTCTGTCGAAGAATGCCGGCATCGCCCTCGAACTGCTCGAGCAACAGCCCGGCTTCCAGTACGCACCGGGGACGTTTTGGTCGGCCGTAAATGCGGTCACCTTCATGACCAACCACGTCATGGGCCGGTCACGAGACAATCGTGTTCAAAGCCTTTGGTATGGCGCTAACAAGAACCTCAACATCAAGGCTATTCACGAAGCTCTTGAGATGGCTTCTTAAGTCTTCCGCGTACAAATCCTTTAGGGCAAGATGTGGCTGCTACCATGGTTTGGCCATTATGAAACCACATCTTGCCTTGAAGATGTTTTTGTTTACCCCTTAGAGCATTACTACGGAGTTGATTGGAAGCAGCTGATTGTGGTCTACCTGCTGTTGGGCAGGGCCGCCCTGTTGAAGCTAAAGCATTAGCAGCTTTATGTTGATCAGACGGCTTCCATAGTCTACCTCGATTAAACCCTACAGGTTGATTTGCAGATTTGGTTTCGGTTACACCATCATTCCACCACACTTTTCCAACGAGACCTATTTTGGTTTTGTATGAAGATTCAGCGGATCTCTTCTTGCCAGTTAGTTTGAGTTTCATGCTAGCAATGGCGGCTTCTTTTCTATGTGGGTCAACCACAAATCCAGGTTTGATACCTACGTTTGTGGTTTGGTTCAAGAATCTATCATCTTTTGAGACATTCATTCGCTGCAAAACCCTGTGTTCCCACAGTCTGGCGTGATCATTATCATCAAAAACCTTTCTAACTTTGATAACGTCTGGCTCACCGTGTATTCTTATAAACGCCTTTACTCTTTTTGAAGACGTTTTATATGGATCCCATAGATTTTTGGGGTTTGCTTTCTTGCCGTATTGAGATCCGTAGTACCATTTGTCGAGATCTGACCATCCGATAAGATATGTGTATGAAGCCATGATGTGTTCCTCCTATTCTATTTATCAAAAAGGACTCTTTAACACTATGACATTCATTATTTTGATGGCGGAGGCCGTCTGATGCGGAAGATCTTCACGGCTGGGGCAATGTGTGTTGCCCTCGCCGGTTGCATACAGGCCGATCGGCCAGAACCAGTGGCGCCAGAGCCGGTAGCAGGTGCGGTAACTTGGTCTGATGTTCCAAACAGCGGCGGCGTCTCTGTTGGGGTCTATGAGGACCCAGGTGGGTGCCAATATCTCATCTTCCTTAGACCATCACATAGCACTGCAATGTCAGTTGTAACTCGACAGTCCAGTAGCACTAACGGGGTTTGTAAACCCTCAAGGAAATAACATGACCGAAACATATACCCAATGCAAACTCATTTCACCGACAGGAGCAACTCAGATCTCGTGGATTCCCACCCGTGGCGCTCTTGTTGGTGGGTTTGTCGAAGTAAAACCTGAGAACGATTTTTGGTCAATTGCAGAGACCTACGGCACTCAGCCTGAGTCTGTGATTCGAGACAACGAGCGCAATCACGTCAATCATCGTAAGGCGACTGACGTTTAACCCCATTCGTGCACTGCTGGGCCCGAATATTTGTAACAATGGAGAAGAGACTATGAATAAACTCACAATGCTTGGTGCAGCCGTCGCTGTTGCCCTGATGGCTTCGGCTGCCTCGGCTCAAGAAATCGGCCTGTCTGTCGGTTCAGTTGAAGGTCGTGACACTGTCGCATCCGCCAGCTATTCGCCGGCTGTCACTGGACCTTTCAACACGCAGGTCGAGTTCACCTATGACACGCTGGTTGGCGACAACTCGTTTGATGCTGACCTCGTCGGTGTCAACCTGGTCAAGGTCGTTAACCTGACTGATCGCCTGGCTGTCTACGGCCTCGGCGGCGTTGGCTATGCGTGGACTAACGTTGAAGACCGTGCCACCTATACGTATGGTGCCGGCGTTTCGTATGATCTGACTGACAACCTGCGTCTCGATGCACGTGTCCGTGAGGTCGAAGCCTTCGACAGTAACACCGACGCCTTTACGGTTTCGACTGTTGGTTTCGTCGCCCGCTTCTAAGACTACATGAGCGGTGGGGTTCTTAACGGGACCCCACCGACTCTTATATTAGGACTACCATGATATGTTCAATTCCACATATGCCCCAACACATAACAATACGCACGTCGACGTGGTTCAACAACCCAACGATGCAGCGGATGCTGCTCGCCTTCATGGTGAGATTAAAAAGACTGCTGAGCAAGAGATCATCAAGGCGGTTCGGGTCGAGGGCAACGGTTTCAATTCCGTATTGCACATCAACCTCGACCCAGTTTCGTATGATACCATGTTCAGGGCTATCTACGACCTCAATGGTGTTAGACACACGACTGACTATGTCCACAAAAAGGATTGGTTGCGCCCAGAGCTTGAAGTAACAGAGGAGCGTATCGCTGCAATCCGTGGTCTCATCGACAAGATGGCGACACAAATCGCAGGCGAGATTCTCATGCCAGCCTTCAAACCACACCTCGACAACCGCACACTGTAAGGAAACATTATGATCGGTTCGACGCTCTATACGACAGACTCCAAGGGTAAGACCCGTTGGTGGAAGATGGAACAAAACGGTTCGAGGTTCCGTACAGTCTCCGGTCTCCTCGATGGCAAGGCTGTCGAGTCTGAGTGGACCGAGTGCTTCCCGAAGAACGTTGGTCGTGCCAATGCCACCACCGCCGAAGAGCAATGCTCGGCTGAGATCCTGAGTCTCTACACCAAAAAGCTGGATCGCAAATATCACACTGCCGAGGACTTCAAGGCTGCTGGATCTTCTGCCGGCTATAAGTTCCAAGGTCCGATGCTCGCTACGAAGTATGAGAGCTTCCCGGGCATGTGCTATTCGCAGCCGAAGCTTGATGGTTATCGTTCTACTGCTGATGCCACCGCAGGTTTGTTGAGCCGTCAAGGCAAACCGTGGCGCCATGACCATATTCTGGATGCGCTGGCTCCTGTCTTTGCTGCATTCCCTGGAATCGTGCTCGACGGTGAGCTGTACAACCACGATCTCAAAGATGATTTCAATGAGCTCGGCAGCCTTATCAAGAAGGATAAGAGAACGCCTGAGCAAGACGCCAAGACTCGTGAAGTCGTGCAGTATCATGTCTACGACATTCTGAGTCATCCAGGCGCATTCATTGAGCGCATCCACGTGCTGCGTGAGATTCTGGATGAGCTAGGCGATGAGTCTCCTGTCAAATTCGTCAAGACCGATCAGATAGGATCTGAAGACGAACTCAACGAACTGTATGCCAGCTACATGGAAGATGGCTATGAAGGGCAAATGGTTCGTCTAAACACTCTCTACGAGGGCAACGGCAAACGGTCCAAGGGTCTCATGAAGCGCAAGGAGTTCTTTGATGAGGAATACGAAGTTATCGAGGTTCATGAAGGCAAGGGCAACTGGGCAGGTCACGCTAAGGCTGTGACCTTCAGAATGCCTGATGGTCGCCTGACTGAAAACGGTGAACACCCGAAGGCTAGCATCAAGGGAACTAAGGAGTTCGCTAAAGAATTGCTGGCCACCTGGAGAAAGTATGAAGGCGTGACCATTCGTTCCTTCATCAAGACTCCGGCTGGGATCCCACGCTTCGGTGTTGCTTATGGATGGCACGAGAGCCTAGAGTTCAGGGGCTAAGAACAAGATCAGGGCAAGATATGAACACGAAATGGTTCCATCTGCCTATGTACATTATTATACCGGCGAGGTATAAATAAGCTACCAGTGAGAAATCGCTGTACGATATTCGATGAAGCCATTAGTTTAGGTAACACTCGGGGGCAGTACCCGACGGCTCCACCAAAAACAGATATAGGGTTGTTGACCCTCTACATTCTAGAAGTCTGGTAGAATTCCAGAGTATCTGTTTTTGATGGGGCCGAACTAGTTTCGACTACCGAAGGCAAAGTGTGTGGAGAATCCGGATGGAAGCACCGGTCAAATGCGCAAACACTGTAAATGTCGCAGCTAATGACAACAATGAGGTTTCTTACGCCCTAGCGGCCTAAGTTACTTCGGGGAATGGGTTCCTCCTAGCAACAGAACGGACCCACTAATCTTGCACCGATCATGCAAGATAGGATCAAAGTAAGATCCGCCGTACCACCTAATGATGCATTAAGGTGTGGGGTCAAGAGATTCGCTCTTGATACTCAACTCAATCAACAACAAAAGGAGGTAGGTGTTGTCAAATACAAACACTCTACTTGGAGGCGTTATTTGTGCGTCTCTACTACTTGCTGGATTTTCAGCAAGTCCACAGAGTTCGCAAGAACTTATCATCTCACCCCCTGCTCAGGTGAGTCAACAGACGGTCCCGGTCCCATATGAGCAGGTATTGAGGGAGGAAGCTGAAGCTTCTAGGGAACCAGTCAACACAAGATCAGCCAACAGCGCTGAAATCAACTGTCTAGCTCGAAACATCTACTATGAGGCTCGCGGTGAGGGAGTCGACGGCATGCGTGCTGTTGCTCACGTTACCATGAATCGCATGCACGACGGGCAGTTTCGTAACACAATCTGCGGTGTGGTCCATCAGCCATCCCAGTTTTCTTGGGTGAGGCAAGGATACGCACCACCTCGTGGTCCTCTATGGGCCCGAGCACAAGAAATAGCCGAGCGTGTATATACCGGGCAAGATGCATCGGACAATACGCACGGCGCGACTTATTTCCATGCATTCAGGGTTCGTCCTAGCTGGGCAAATAGGTTCAAACGCACAACTACGATCGGAGGTCACGCCTTCTATCGCACTTAAGGATACTTGTATATGTCATTGATTAAGCCTGAAAAAATGGTCGATACGACTCAGTTCTTGCAAGAGGTTGACCAGTTCAGCCGTACCACTTCATGTGGTTACATGGACGCAGTCATCCACGTTGCAGGACTTAAGGGCATTGAAATTGAGACGGCTGCTGCAATGATCAAAACCAGCACCAAAGCCAAAGCATTCTTGCAAGAGAGCGCCGAGGACCTCAACTACATGACGAAAACATCGAGGTTGCCAGTCTAATCGATGAATTCGTTTGATGCTTACGTGATGTACATAGCACTGAAGAGACACTTTTCCTCTTCTTATGACTATGTCAAATATAAGGGACGTGTAAATGTTTCGGTTGCATCTCTCGAGAAGAGACGAGACAAATACTCTTTCCACAAGCTGGCTAAACAGCCAGATCCATTCGGACTAGCAGTCGCCAACCTATTCGAGGACACCTCAAAGTGGGTTGGCGACTTGTTCGATGATGAATCGCAGCGTGTCTACACATCCATGAAGAAGAGGCGAGAGACTCTCTCGTATACCTTCAAGGATCAGCTGCTGTCACTAGACAACTTCAAGGACTCATTCACTGTCGTAGACGGTCAACACCCACCTTTGCTCAAGGCTTATCTGCGTGGTAAGATTGGACCAGAGACGATGATCATCCTCAACAGTCTCGGTGGCTTCTTTGACTCTTGGGATGCCAAGATCACTGAGACATATCAGTGGCCAGAGGTCAAGTTCAAGCTGAACAAGCTCGCACAGTTCTTTGATTTCGATCGTGCCAAGTACAAGAAGATTTTCAAATCAGTCATCGACGAAATGTCTGATTGATTACGAAGACCTAACAGGTCATGCCACCACAAACTCATATATAGATGGTAGCTTCGGTTACACATCCAAACATACATCGAACACATTCATACGGAGAATACAATGTCTTTTGCAGATCTACGCAAACAAAGAGCAAACGCCCTGTCGGACCTGACCAGTGAACTGGCAAAGGTTGCACAGAAGGGTGGCGGTAAAGGGTCAGAGGATACACGCTTCTGGACGCCGACCATCGATAAGGAAGGTAATGGCATGGCCATCATCCGCTTCCTCCCCTCCCCAGAAAATGAGACTGTTCCATTCGTTCGCGTCTGGGATCACGGTTTCCAAGGACCAGGTGGCTGGTACATCGAGAAGTCTCGCACGACTATTGGCGAGGATGACCCCGTGTCCGAATACAACTCGGCTCTATGGGCAACCGGTAACGAAGATGACAAGAAGATTGCCTCAAGCCAGAAGCGCCGTCTGAAGTTCATCTCGAACATTTACGTGGTCAAGGACCCCGGCAATCCGGCCAACGAAGGCAAGGTCTTCCTTTACAGCTACGGCAAGAAGATCTTTGACAAGCTCAACGACTTGATGAACCCATCGTTCGCCGATGAGACCGCCATTAACCCATTCGACCTGTGGGAAGGCGCCAACTTCCGTCTTCGCATCCGCAAGTTCGAAGGCTATCGGAACTACGACAAGTCAGAGTTCGACAAAGCTTCAGCTCTTCGTGAGTCTGATGACGAACTCGAAGCCATCTGGAAGTCCGAGTATCCTCTGCAGGCGTTCATCGATCCAAAAGAATTCAAGAGCTATGCCGAGCTCAAGGCTCGTCTTGAGAAGGTCCTCGGTTCGGCTACGCCTGTCAGCGCTGAGAAGCGTGAGGCGGTTGCTGAGTCTTATGCCGCTGCTCCAAACTTTAAGGAGCGTGCAGCTGAGTCTGCTCCATCGGCCATGGCCGATGACGATGATGACGATCTAGCATTCTTTGCACGTCTCAAGGAAGAAAACTAAGCCACACCTGTGTGGTTCGGGGTTTAAGCCTCACTCGAGAGGGTCCCTTCGGGGACCCTCTTTAGTATGTACTTAATATCCATACATCGTATTATGACAATATGAATAGCAACAAATATACCCTCGACGAACTGCATCAATCTGATGCCTACGCTAACTTCATCATGGATCATCCTGATGACCGTCCAATCTGCAACGGGGACATGCTCCTCGAAGCAATGGAGGATGGTTATCTGTTCGATGAGTTCCTAGCCTCGATTGGATACGAAGAATGAGCAAAGTTACACACTATCTCACCGGCCCTATAGGTGAGGCGACTATGGCAGGCGACGCTGACTTTGTCGACCTGATCCTGAACAACCAGGGACGGCACCGCAACGCTGAGATCCCGAGTGATCCGGCTCTGGCTGTGGCATATGCCGACGGCCTCATCGCCGCTGCCAACCGCTTCAAGCACCGCCAGCAGGTTGAAGCGCGGACCGGCATGGGCTACATGGAAGCGCTTCTCGCAGGAAAGGCCGGCTGATGCTCACTGGTAAAACCAAATATCGTCGTTCATTTACAGGTAAGATGATCCTCGTGGTTCAAGAGGAGCGCATCTATACCTGCCCTCATACCTTCGACGAGGATCCATATTACGTGTGGCGGGATGCCACATTTGATGATGTTCAGAAGCTCTTGGAGATTAAATGATGCTCGAACTTTCTGTCAAAATCGTCGATGTGCTCATGAAGCTCATCGCCTATTTCTGGATCGGGGCAGCTGTATTCGCAGTGCTTCTCGGGGCTGCATACGTTCTCGTGAACCTGTTCAACTACGTGTTCATGGCATCAAGCCTCATTCTTCTCGGCTATATCGCCGTACAAGTTCACAAGGAATATTTGAAATGACCACACCTAAAGGTGTTCTCGCTATCATTCTTGTTGATGGTAAGGTTGCCGTAACCGCCACTGACTTCGATCGATTTACGCTCTATGGAACCTCTGATGACAAAGTCTGCGAGGCTCAAAAGAAGCGTGCCATGGCTGCCGTTGGCAAGAAGTTGATCGAGGAATATGGTGGTCCGGTTATGTCTCGACTCATCGATGGTGATGAGGCAAAACAAATCGCTTATGATATCTTCTGTGGTCGTCGACATGGTTTCGAATACCGTGAGGAGCTGATCGGCTACGAAGAGGCAGAGGCATAACATGCAACCACTATTCGTACAAATAAACTTGGGTTACGGCAACGTCATCGTTGAGGGCTGCACTCTCACTGAACCAGACAGGACGAAAGCTATCGTCTGGTATCCAACGGAAGATGGCCATCAGCCCGGTGATACTATTAAGAAGGAGCCAGATGACTTCTCTTATCGTGATTACGGTGGGGTCATCGTCAGCTTCAAGACCGATGAGGATATCGACCGACTCATCGAGAACCTGCTGAAACTGAGGAGCGCACCGATTGACCTACAACCTGTTCCTTGATGATGAGCGCAAGCCATCAGACGTAGTGTGGTGCGCCATCGGTCTCGGACCATGGGTCATCGTCCGGTCCTATGAAGAGTTCCGTGATTACATCAAGAAGAATGGTATCCCAGATCGCGTGAGCTTCGACCACGATCTATGTGATGAACACTATTCGGCCTACTTTGCCGGCTCACATGATTACGGTGACACCAAAACTGGCTATGATGCAGCCAAATGGTTGGTGTTTCATTGCGGCGAGCGTTGCCCGTTCCCACAATACACGGTTCACTCAATGAACCCGATCGGCCGAGCCAACATCACCTCATTCATCGAGAACGCACGGAAGGCAGGAGCCATTCAATGAGACCGATCGACATCGTCCTACGTGACTTCGAGAAGCTTCAGGTCCGTGTTCAAGACGCACTTGCCAACTCAAAGAATGAGCAGCGGCTACTCGATGAACACATCTCCCTCCCCCTCCTGAACCTACAAGAGAGTGCAAATCTTGCATTATCTTATCGGAAGAGAGGGATCATGAAACCCTGCCATGTGACCTGTGTGGCATTAGATCTAGCAGAACTATCCACCGCAGTAGAAGTCGGTGAAGAAATCATTGGAAGAAAGAGATTCACATGAGCATGATGATATTCGGATACGGTTCCACCTTCCTTGGACTGGGTGAACATGAAGACCCGGAAACAAAGCTCAAGGCTTTCTACATCATCTTCAAGGACACCGGCCAAGAGAACCGGCCAGGCCCAATCGATGAGACTAATCGCCCAGCATTCCTGAGTGATGATGACAACGTTCCTATCAATCCACAAGACGTAGTCTTCTTCTTCAACACACGTGAACAGCGAGACCGGGTCTATCGGAGCTTTGACGGCGTTAAAGTTCAGAGCTTTAACGCATGAGCAAGGTAACCGAAACCCTCGTAGGCGCCAGAGAGATCCTGAATGACCCTAACCGATGGACCCGAGAGTTCCAAGCAAGGGACAGCACGGGCGCCGCATGCGCTTGGAACGACTCTGAAGCCGTGTGCTTCTGTCTGATGGGTGCAATCAACCGTGCCGCCATGAACATCGATCCTAATGACAGAGTTCCGGCGTATGAGGCCATGGACGAGCTGGATAAGGTCATCGATAACGCCATCCCAGTGTTCAATGATCGTCCATCGACCACCCATGAAGACATCCTTAAAGCTCTAGACGCAGCCATTAAGAGCCAGACATGAAGTACGAAGGTATCAACTTCATTGCCACATACACTAATGCTCACAACATCAGCCCGAACCTCGGTTGGCTAGATCTTCGTGTCATGCATTGTGGACCAAGAGGCGAGGCGATCACACACCGCCATACATGTCATCAGATCTTCTGGATAGAACCACACGACCACATTCGACCTGGCTTCGGCTCACCATCGATGGCTCAAGTTCTATGCAGAGCAAAGGACATATCATGTATCTAGGCGAGTTCCCCCTTCCACCAGACAGTAAGTATCATGCTTATTCTCCTACAGACTGGGCAATGGAGTTCATCAGTTCTTATGGACAGATAGATGGTGCACACCATAAGGCATGGGTACTGGATCAGGTAGCACGAATCCTTCATGGAACTCCAGTGATAAGTTTCATGAAACGCTGGGACAATGGACAGGAAGAGATCACCTTCAGCACAGGTCCTGCATCACTAGAATACCTCATGTGGGTAGTAGATATGCAAGGACCGTGGGACCACGAAGCCGAGGGATTTGAGTACGATTACGACATCGGTATCGCCCCATGATTAGCTTTACCCTCAGCCCAGTCACCTTTCAGATCATCTATATCATTCGACCGAACATAACTTTAGATTATGTGCTCACTCGCCAACACTAATAAGTGCACCTAACCTTTAGTTGTATCATAACCATTCACCCGTATACCACAGATAGCAAAACAACATTAAATTCGATTTAATATCGATTCTAAATATGTTGCGAGTCGGAGAGAGACATGTACGCCCAAGGAAAGATGCCGGAATCCATTGTGACCACAGAGACCCATCGTCGCCAGCATACGATAACCCTGGGTACTCGTGAGATCCGCCAGGCGCTCATAGACCATGGCCTCCGCCTCCTCGGATTTGATCAGGCCCGGCCAGCCGGTTTCTCCGGCATCGACCTCTTTATCGACGGGCCCGATGAACGCTGCCCAGCCACCGGAGAACTCCGACCGACCGCCACGATCACGTTCCGGGAAGAACTATCCACCCCCACCGACTTCGCTCCACCCAACATCAAGGAGATCGTCCGGCTCAACCCACCTGCCACGCCGGGTCTGAGCCAGCGACAGATTGATAATGCGCTGTGGGTGGGTATGAAGTGGCAGGGGCCGTCGGGTAACCCTCTGAGTGAAGATCTTGCTTCGGCTGCGGCTCTGGCCAAGAGCCGTACCCTGAAAGAACCCACGACATTCGAAGTGTCGTCTCCACTCAACACTACCGCTGCGTCCAGCCGTGAGAACGTTGATGCCATTGAACGTATGAAGGAAGAACAACCTGCTCTGCTGAAAGCCATGGACATCAATGCCCGCTACACTGAACGCAAGACCGGCATTACCCGGGACCTGTGGATGGAGGATCTGATGAAGCGGGTGAACAGACTCCATGAGGTCCTGCTGCATGGCAAGGGGCACAACATCGTCCTGACCAAAGGGGAAGTGGATACCCTGCTGGAATACATCGACGTCGGTGCACTGGCTGTGGATAAGGTGCAGCAGGCTGGCTACGCTGTTCCACCATACACCACTCCCATGAATCTACCATTGCCTGAGGGCGCTTCTGTTCTCTCTGCTGCACGAGGTGTATGATGCGTAAACGTCCATTGGACTTCTATGGTCCTGATGACTATGCGGGTGGGGATCTGGAGGATGATGTTCGTCGTATCACAGAGGCTCAAGCTGAATGGGATGCTGAGTTCGCTGCTCTACCATTGTGGAAGAGGGTGATCATTAAACTGTGTACTTGATTTCCTCTAGGAAGTATGATAGATAAATGAATACAGTCTCCTTTGATCGCGAAGTCCTGGAGGAAGCTCTAGTGGAGAAACTGAAACTATGACAGTTCGAGACCCCCTTGTGGATGCAATTATCCGAAATCCGACGGCGGCAGATGTTCCGTGGCAGCGCCCAGCTGGAAGCGCTGAGCCAGTTAGTCTACCGGTTAGGCCTTACGGCGGTGGTGAGGTGGCGACCTCTATGACCCTACGAGACTACTTTGCTGCAGCCGCCCTTCAGGGGATGCTGGCTAGCAATCCGCTGCACGCTCATGCGCAGCTGGCTTATCAAAAAGCAGATGAAATGTTGAGGGTTCGAAATGAAACCAGGTGACACCATCAAACGAGTCAAGGACCCATATTCCTGGGCTCCTACTGGCTTCATAACCAAGTGTTGCCTGGATCCGACCGAGCCAAATCCGGAACTCGTCGATATCACCAAGCCGTACGGATCTCTGGGGTATACGGCTCTGGATGGATCCTTCGTCTTCATCTTCCAGCAATCTGACTGGGAGGTCATCGATGGTGAACCGCCTCTGTATGGCAAGGGAATTGATTATTCGGCTCCTGACATTGTGGTGCCGAATGTGAAGCCAGATGAGATCCAGGCCCAGAAGGACAAGCTTTACGACATCGTAACCAAGTGGCGTGATGAGAACAATGTATGGGATGGTGAGGTCATCGCCCTGTACGACGATGTCCGGGAAACCTTTGACGAGCTGATCCACGAGCTGATCCGAACCGTAGGCTATGCCCCTTATAAGGAAGAAGACTGACATGAGAATCACCCTATTGGCCGTGATGGCCATCGTTCTGGCCGGCTGTGGGTATGGACCCAGAGATCTGGATAACCTCTACGTCTTCGCCAAGCATGATTCCACGGGACTCTGCTTCTTTGGCGAGGACTGGAACAGCGACGGCATGCTCGACTCTGGCACGGCCGGCGAAGTTCCCTGCACACCAGAGGTCGAGAAGTGGATCGTGGACCACAGGAGAGTTCGATGAATCGTAAGATTGAAGAGCCCCTAAGAGAGGCTATTGAGCACATCAAGGAAGTTCTGGCCACGGTCTCTACGGACGCAGATGCCTGGCTTCTCAATGAAGCCCTGCAGCGGATCCAGGATGCAATCGATGAGTCCTGAGTTTGTTATCTGGATCCTGGTGGCCATGGTCGCCGGCCGGATGATTTGGAAGGCCCTGATGAGGCGGCAGCCATGAACAAGAAGATCTGGCCTGGGATTTCCACCCAGCACGTTAGTGTCAGTAACATCGATCAAATCATCGAGTTTGAGGAATGGTTTGGCCGCCTCGGAGGCAATGGAAGGTACATTGGTGACTGCCTGCAGATTATCGGTGGACCAGGGGTTGCTCCTGGTGAGACTGTAACCTTCCATGAAGGTGTATGGGGAGTGGAACTGTGAATGTTTTTATAATTGCCTTGGAGCTGGCCTGGGCGCTTGCTCCTATGGCCTATAAGGAGCGAGTGCGGCTGATCCTGAAAGACGCCAAGCAGCAGGTTTATGATGAGGATGGATACGCATGACCGATAAAGTGATTGACGCGCTGCTTGCTTTTGATCCGGAGCCACTGGACAGGCTTCGGCGGCTGGTTCGTGTGGAGGGCGGCTTTTCAAATGCGGTCCTCCTGACAGATGGCTATGATTTCTGGGTGGAGTCGTGGAAGAACCAAGGACATGGCTATACCTCTCCTATGATCATCAGCCTGAGATGTAAGACGCCTAGGGAGGCTTGGCAGTCCTGCTGCGAGTATCTGGCCGCAAGATAGTTGTGTACATAATTGTGGATCTTCGTACTATGGGATAGTAAGAGGAGAGACACGATGTACACGGTTGGCCAGCTGCTTCAAGGCGAGACCTATGCGGAGGACGGTGAGGAAGTCATCGTCATCGGGAAGTACGAGTTCACCACTGATGATCCTGAGGAATACATTCAGGACATCGGCCTCCGGCTGGCTGACGGCCGACTGGTGTACTGCTCGGAGCAGTGTGTTTGCCCGGTGATCTTCCTGTGAGTAAGTCTCGGGAAGTTCCTGGCTACGTTGTCCAGATCCTTCATGGCGGTGGCTATGTTAAGCCGGCCTGGGCCACGATTTACACGACCACTTCGTATGAAGATGCTGGGTCCTGGATCGAGCGCTATAAGGGCAGCTCAGGTTCGATCTATGAATTCCGAATCAAGGATACTGTCCTCAAGGCATCGCGAGATCCGCGGGCCGCCTGGATAGACGTGAACAAGTCCATCAACTGGCAACCATAGATCAGCGCCTCACGGCCTGATCTTTTTGTTGTACCTATTTTCCCATCGTTGTATATTGAGATAGTAACAAGGAAACACTTCTCATGCATATGACCGAGTTCCCGAACCTGATCGCTGCCCGTGCTGGCGTCATCGCCGCCGGATACACCATCAAGGAAGGTGTCGGCCAGGCCGGCGACTATGCCTATGGAAGCCGTGAGTACTGGAAGCATCCGGACAGCCCGGTCAGCGAGTACAACGTCCCGCTGTGGACCGCCACGATCTCCAAGATTCCCGGCGGCTGGGCTACCTGTGATCTGGACCCGTACGGCATGAGCCGCCACGTGGTCGAAGCTGCTGCTGGTGAATTCCCCATCCTCGATTCTGTTGAATAGGACTTATTATGACAACTTCCCCCTATAACCGTGAGGCGCGTGATGCCATGGCCCGCGAGATCTTTACCAAGGTCATGATTGGGGCAGAAAATCTGGACAGCCTGACTCCTGGGGAACAGGAAGGCCTCTATGACAAGGTGGCCGACCTCTCTCTGGCCATGGCCAACCGGTTCCAAGCTCGTGCATGGGCTACTCCTGTATGAACGCCATCTTTAAGTACCCGATCCCAGGGTCAGGAACCAGCCTTTTCTGTGGGGAACTACTCCATTTCGGTGAGCAGCACGGAGAGTTCTTTGTCTGGGCCAAGACTGAGCCCGCCGTTCAACACATCGTGCATTTGATTACGACCGGGGCCGAGTTCGATGACACGGGACTTCGCCATATCGGTTCTGTGATCACGGATGGTGGGCACTTCGTCGTCCACGCCTTTTCTTCCTAGGAGAATAGCATGCAAGAGCAATACAAGCTGAATTCACAGGAAGTGGCTGATGCCCTTGCCCAGTATGTGAATCGTAAGCTCACGGCTGAAGGCCGACCGATCAAGTCCAACGTGCAAGTCTTTACCAGGACCGACCAGTTTGGTCAGGTTGAGGGAACTGTTACCTTCGAACGCTGATCTTTTTATTGTACATAATATGGGGTTGTCGTATTATGGGATAGTAAGAAGGAAACCTGCTATGACCCCGACCCTCGCCCAACTGAGCACCTTCGCTGGCCAGTCGTTCCTGACCAAGGATCAATATTATGACTGGGCCGAAGCCCAGGACGACGCTGGTCGTCAGGCCCTGGTTGCGTACCTGGATACGTTTCAACCCCGGGACCAGATTGCTGCGGCCACGGTCACGGCGATTCAGGTGGCCGCTGGCTGCACGGATGACTGGTGCTACTCGGACGCCTTCAAGGACGTCTATGGGTATCGGCCCCGCGGTGAGTACGTCAACAGCCCCGAGTATGTAGCTGGCTTCTGGAATGATGCCGAGCGGCTGTTCGCTGAAGCTGCTGAGGAAGATGCTCAGGCGCTGGCTGCGGCCTGTGAGGCCCATGGCATTGAGGCCACCACCTGGATGTCCTACTACGACCAGCGTGAGGCTCAGGACGCTATCCTGGAGGCCAAGTATCGGGCCGAGGAAGAGGCTGCGGCCGCTGAGAAGGCTGAATTTTATCGTCGGGGCTCTCCTGCTCCGGTTCTGGAGGCTTGGGCACACGGTGCCTGAGCCTTTTTCGTTGTACTTAAATCCACATCATCGTATTATGGGATAGTAAGAAGGAAACCTGCTATGACCCTGTTCTATGCTGACGCGCTGACCGAAGACCGGATGGAAACCGTCTTTGAGTGTTGGGCCGATACCCATGCAGACGCTCGGATCGAGTTCGAAGAGTCCTATCCGGACTGTCGGATCAAGCGCATCTATTCGGCTGCGGAAGCTGCTGAAGAAGAAGGTGCTCGGTATCGTCGCCTCACTCTGGCCATGGATTACTGATATGACTATCGCAGCTGATGACATGACCATGGCCCAAGCCAAGCGCTGGGTGGCTCAGGAAGCGCCGAAATACACTACGGCCGCTGAGATCAACATGTGGCTTCAGGACTACCAGAGCCGTTTCGAATGGCCGAAGCTCGAAGAAGAGTATCCGAACAGCGATTGGGCTGATGCCGAGCTGACCCGTATCCTCCTGGAGCGTATGACCCAACTGGAAGAATCGTTTTGACTGATGAAGCCGCCCTGCGAGAAGCCCGAGCCGAGGCCTTTGATGGCGCAGCGGCCAATATCCGTATGCAGTACCTCCATGTCGGCCTATCTCTGATGACCGAGGAGGAATGCCTTCGGCCGTCCTATACTTTTCAAACCAAGCTGTGCTCCTGCGGAGAAAATTTCAATGAAACTGACCAAAGAAGAACTGAACGGCTTCCCGTTGCAACCCGGCATTCGTCCAGGCCGACATTTCGAGGTATACCTGGCTGATGATGGTCGCCGTCTGATCATCACGTGTGATTCCATGACCGTCATTCCACATGAGTATCTTCGGTATGGGGCTTATGTTTACCGGTTCGAGGAACTGACGACGACGGTTGTGGAAAACATCGACGTTGCCATTGAACTTACCTATACGGCAACCTGATGTTTGAAATCCTGCTTGACGCCGGCCTATATGCCTTGCTCGTTGCCTTGGTGTTCGCGTTTCTTGCGCTGATGACCACCTTGGCTCGTCGAGCCCATGCCATCTGGCTGGCCAATGTTTCAACCGCCTTCTCTGCGGTTAGTCTCGTGCTAACCCTGACGGCCATTATCCTTAACGCCTTTGGAGCTGCATAACATGACCAAACTCTGTGATCTGCCTGGGGGCACCAAGCTTCTCTGTATCAAGGACTTTGTTCACGGGCCTGAGGACGGTCCGACATGGTCGACCGTCAGACGTCTGACCAAGGGAAATGTTTATACCAAAGCCGGCTCGAGTACATCGCAAACATTGGGCATTGTCTCGTGCGACGCCGGGAAGACCTGCTACTGGGGTTCCGGCAAGGAACACTTCGTGGAGTACGTGGAATCCAAGCAGAAGGTTCTCGTGGCCCAGCTGTGGAACGAGAAGGATGACTCTTGCCAGTATATTGGCGTCTTCGCCACGCCTGAGTCTCTGGACAACTATATGAAGAACAGCTGGGCCAACGCTGTCGCTGAGCCCAATGCTGACGGCTTCGTCGCAAGCTACGAGCTGCGTGGGCCTTCGGGCGAGTACCTCGGTTTCGACATGCTGATCACGGAGATTGAGGTCCTGTGATGGTATCCCCTTCCCTAGAGACGACTCTGCAGGACGTTCGTGATACCAACTACCACTATGATTGCGGCGCTGGTCTCGAGGTCTGTAAGAAGGCTGTTGCCCCTGCCAACGAACTGTTCGGTGGCGACTCGCTGAAGGGTCTTCTGTATATTCTGGCTGATGGGTACGCCATCTCCGTGGGGAATAACCTCCCTGCTGAGGAACGCCGTGCAGCTCGTCTTCGCTGGAACCGCGATCGTGCGGAATCCCAATCTGTTTGGGTAAGAGAGAAATATGATGGAGAACTGAAATGATGAAAACTGCAATGCTGCTGACCGCTGCGATCCTGGCCCTTTCCACTGCTGGCTGTGCACAGCTCGATCAGGATACCGAAACGTTCACGGTGGAGAGTAAGGACCGTGAGTGCACTGGCGGAGAAACCGTAACATGCCGTTACGTGGTTCTGGCCACGGACGGTCGTGCCTACACCAATGAGGATGACATCTTCAACGGTAAGTTTAACAGCCGGACCTTCCAGGCTCGTCTGCAGGTTGGTCAGACTTACACGGTCCGCACGACCGGCTGGCGTATTCCGTTCCTGTCGATGTCTCCGAACATCGTTGAGATCATCAGCCCGACTCCTCTTCAAGGGAAGGCCATCTGATGGCTGAAAAGGATCAAACGATCGTCCTGACCTGTCCGGCTGGCTCTAAGGAGTGGTCGGCGGTCTGTCCGGAGTATCCGGAGCACGTTGCGGTGGGTTGTACCTCCGCAGAGGCTCTCCGCCAATACAATATGATGCTCTGGCGGATGCACTACGACAAGGAGCGCCGGCTGGACAAATGTCATCTGCAGATGCGTAATGCGATTCGGCGGTTCGCGGGTATTCCTGAGTGGGCCATAAATTTTCCCTCTTGGCTTCTTTGGAAGAAAAAGGAACGCAGCGTTCAACGAGCCCGAATGGATGAGATCGTCTATCGCCTCTGTGCAGCTAAGAACATGCAAGATCTCTCCTATGAGGAGCTGACCAAGCTTATCATTGCCGAGTTCAACGGCCTGATCATCGACTGACGCATGAATATCAACATGATCTACAATATTCCCATTGATCCTAGACGGGTTTTGGGTACAAAGGACTTTCCAAACATTCCATGGTGGAAGAAGGTCCTGGCTTTCCTTCCGTGGAATCGCCTAGCCACTGTTGAAGACGTGCTTGCTGACATTCTGGCCGAAGAGATTCGTAAAGAGATTGATGCCGAGATCTTAAAAGAGATTCTGGGCAAATAGCCGCATCTTTTCATTGTACATATTATTCTGGTGTCGTATATTGGGATAGTAACAAGGAGAGACGTCGTGGCTTATATGTCGCAAGAGAATAAGAAGGCCCTCGCCCCCGCCATCAAGGCCATTCTGAAGAAGCATGGCCTGAAGGGCTCGCTCGGCGTGCGCAACCACTCTACCCTCGTTCTCAAGATCACCTCCGGTTCGCTGGACTTTGCCGCTGCCTATCAGGGTGAGCGGTCGACCTCGAATGAGGGCTTCGCTGCTCGGGTCAACCACTACTACATCGCCACTGGCTGGACCGGACAAGCCCGGGAGGCGCTGACCGAGCTGGCCCAGGCCATGATGGTCGGCAACCACGACCGGTCCGACAGCATGACCGACTACTTCGATGTGGGTTGGTACGTCGACCTCTCCATCGGTGAATGGAACAAGCCTTATGTCCTTAACTAAAGAAGGCATGAAGGCCACATTGCGTCGGCTGTACGAACAACCGGTCGGTGCACTTCAAATCCATGGTCGTCGAATCATGGTCGCCGCGCCAGATCTCGCCGACGTTTTTCTGGACCACCTGAAAGAACGTGAGGCCATCGCTCGACAAGAGCTCAAGAACATCGAATATGTGCGGGCCAATTTTCTGGCTGGACATCGAGCTATGGTTTCGGCTCGACTCAAACTGAAACACGGAAGGTAGATCATGCTGCAGAAAATTACTCTGGCCGAGGTCCTCGCTGTGGGACGTAAAGCCTATGAAGAAAAGCGACTTCAGGCCCAGAATGGTGGGGAGAGTTATTGCACCTATCGCGATAACAAAGACTGTCCATGTGTGGTAGGTGCGGCTATGACGGTTGAGACTCTGGACAGCCTCAGAGATAACGGCCGAAACGAAATGGGAATCGGTGATCTGGCTCGCCGGGGGTTCGTCTCTATTCCTGAAGAGGATGTTGCTGAAATCACCTGGCTTCAAGCGGCCCATGATCAATGGTCGTGGGCTGTTGCTGATGATCCCAGCGGAGCTGCAGAGGAAGAAGCCGAGTTCGTTCGGTTGCTTTATCATACGTACTGAGCGACACTTTCTTGTGTACTTAATATCCCCACATCGTATTATGGGATTATGAGAGAGAACACTGAAATGTCCGTTGACGAACTGATGGCCTCCATCGGGATTGTCCAGGTTGCCGGTGCTGCAAAGCCCGAGCACGAAGAAATCGCCCTCCGCCTCATCATGGAAATCCTCCACAAGCATAACCGCCACAAGATGGAGGTTAATGAGACTCGTGAAGAGCCTTACACGCTGGACGAGGTCAAGACTTTCGAGATGTGTCATCACAAAGGCATGTCCACCACCTACGTGACCATCGAGACTGGTCTGATTGGTGATGAAGATTCGGCGGCTTCGATTTACTGCCGCGACCGTCGGCACATCGCGATCGCCAAGAACGGTGGTCTGACTCTGCTGAATGCCAAGCGCAAGCGTGAGAGCCTTGGCCGCTTCCACGTCGTTTATTCCCTGACAAAGTGAGAAAGAATATGACAATCACTCCAGTCGGCCATATCTCTGGCACACACCGGATCGGCGGCCTTGACGGCATCACCGCCGAACAAATTTCTGAGATTCTTGGGTTCAAGCCGAATGTTCAAGATGACCCCGACAAGGTGGTCAATTCTTGGGCCGGCGAGTCTGATGGCAAGCTGTTTGCTATCTGGGACTACAAGGGAAGCCAGAAATACAATCGATTCTCAGTCTGGGGCGATACGGCAACTTTAGATCGTATTTTTGGCTCAGTTTTTATTTCGGAGCGATAATATGCAAGCTGTAACTGACTTTGAAGCCACTCGTGGACTCATTGAGTACGCCGTGAGCGTATTTCGCATGCGCCTCGATGAAGCGAAGAACATTGAAGCTGCCAGTCGAAAAAACTGGATCGCTGAGAAGGTCAAAAAAGACTGGTTCAGACGGTCTGAGGCGTATTGGACTCGCTATGCAAATGGTGAGATCGGCGACGCTTTTGAATGCTATGAGATGTTCTATAAGTTCCGCCCGAAGAACTATGGCTGGTATGAGCAGAAGCTGGAAAACGCGACAAATCTTCTGAAGCAGTTCAACTGCGCTGTCGGTGTTGACTGCCAGGCCAAAGAGATTATCCTCTCTGAAGAGGATTTGTCTCTTCTTTCGATTTCGCTGCCGTCTGCTTTGGAGAACTAAGAGCATGAACTATCTCAGCCTCATCAAGGCCCGCGGGTCTGTCAAAAAGATCCTCACCGAAGTCATGGCCAAGGAGATTATCCTTTCTCAAGGTCTGGATTATTCCTACGAAGTGGAATCGGCCACGTCCATCGAGAATGGAAGCACTCTGATTGTCTACAAGACGGTCAATGCTCGTTCGCAGATGGCCAGCTCAAAGCCCATCAAGCCACTGACGCGAATCATCTGCTTCCGTCAAGATCAATCCACCAACTTCAACATGATCGCTGGATAACATGAGCAACGGTGACACCAAAGTAGACGTGTCCTCTGAAGGCGCGTTCCACTTGAAGCTGGCCATCGAACTGGCCATGAAATACCACCTTCAATACGTTAACCAAAAAGAGCCGACCATTAAACAATGGGCTCTTTTTGACAACGTCGTGTATTGTGGATGGCATGAATCCATGGGCGGACAACCTATGATTGTTCCTCATACGGCTGAGATGATGGTTCCGGTTATCCTGGCTCTACTGGATTCTTTGGAATATCCCGAAGAACCGGATACCGATGGTTCGACCAGCAAAGGCTGGCGTCTGCGTAGCGGGATGCGCCAAACCCCAGAAGCTGCAGGGATCGACGACTTCTATGTGCAGTTCACGATTGAACCTGAATGGATGGAGTACGGCAAATGAGTCGCTATCGTATCATTGAGAGGGACATAGCCTTCTTTGCGCCGCAGGTTCGTAATGGGCTGTTTTGGAAGTATCTCGATGATATTGGCCGTGAGCTCCCATGGGGTACTGTTTGGAGCGGACCGCTAGAGATGGCGGCTGCGGGTGTCCGTGCTCACCAGAAGCTCAAATACGATGAATCTGCAGACAGCTTTTAGGTCTGTGAGGTCACCAGCATCTTATTCTAAAAGCTAAGAACTACAGCATTGAATATCAACATCTTTTAATGCTCGATTTAGAGAGAAATCACATGGATAAGCAAACCTCAGGTCTTCACGATGCCGTTATGGCACATAGCGAATCTATGAGGGAAGCGATGCTTCTGTTGTTGAAAGCTCCACTCGATACCATCCCGGTTGAAGTTCTTGAGGCAGCACAAAAGATCTGTGGTGCTATGGCCGCATTGATGGACGCGGCTAAGGCTCCTGAGACAGAATAATAAGGTCTCGCCACATTATTTAATGTACAAGAATATCAAATGTTGTATATTGTGGATATTGAGATAGGAAATGAAACATGATCACACGCAGCGAACTTACCCCTGGCACACGCTTCAAGACGAGTGCCTGGAGTAAAAATGAAACTGCTGACACTGTTTTTGTTGTCGTAAACGGTGACAGTGACGTCGGCAGTTTTATTCCAGCCGTGCTAGAGACGGCGTTCAGAACCACAGATGACACCTCGACCCACCTCTTCTTCGCAAAGGAGGTGGCAGAAATCGTTCCCTTTGTGATCGATGAAGAGATGACAAAGTTTCTAGACGGGGTTGTCGGCGTTGTTGAGTGTGACAACTACGGGAAACATATGATCTGGGTAGAAAACCATTACAAGGCAGTCGAACTCGACCATCGTAAACTTGATTGGGTGGATGGTCGTCTCGGCATGATGGAAAAAGTCGGTGAGCTCGACGGCATGCCGGTTTGCATTAGCCTTTTCAAAGCCACTATCGATGGACAACTCATCCTGTTCGTTGACCCGTGTTCTATGGTTGTCGATCATCGTCTGATCGATGCCTGGTACAAGCGAGCTCTGCCGAAGTCGGCCTTCCGTGAAAACGGCTATGTCAACAAGACGGACGCCATGAATTTCAGCAACGTTCTTAGAGGATAACGTGAAAAAGCCTATTGAAGATCCGAATGCCTATAAGCCAGTTGAGGACTCGTACCTTGACTATTGGATCGATAACGAGGTCGGTGGGTCAGGGTTGAGCGTTGTCCTGCAGCGTCGACTTAAACACATGGCGATTGAGCTGAAGCGGCACCGCGAAGAAGCCGCACTTCGCAGCTGGGGAGAGCACGACGGTGCCTGAGATTTACAAGATCAGAAACGCCGAAGGTCTGTTCTCAACAGGCGGATCCTACCCCAACTTCAATGCGCGCGGGAAATCGTGGTCGCATCGTGGTCACCTATCTAACCACCTCGCTCAGTTGGGTAAGCATGGCCAGTCTGATTACATTCGGCAGGGCTGCGAAGTCGTGACCTACGAACTCGTCCAAACTGAATCTGATACGGTCAGCATCACTGATTATATTGATGGTGTGACCGAGCGACGCAAACGCCGGGAAGCCGATCAAGCGCGCCAAGCAGCCGAGTTCCGGCGAGATAAAGCGATCTATGATCTGCAGCGTCTGGCCAAAGAATTCCCAGACTTGGTCAAAGCCCCTTGAACATTTTCGCTACGTCTCCCTACGACACAGTAGCAGCCAGAGATCTTGACGACGTACGTCTTCGTAAGATGATCTTGGAGACTGCTCAGCTTGTGGCCACTGCCTTGCGTGAGCGCTTTCAGCTAGACACGCAATACAAGTCCACCCACAAGAATCACCCATGTAACGTGTGGGCGCGTGAATCGACCGGAAACCTGCAGTGGTTGATTGACTACGGCCTGTTGCTGCATTACGAGTCCATTACCAGGTTTGGCAAAACTCATAAATCCGGTGAGGTCCTTGGTGATCAAGCATCTCTTTTTGCTGCGTTCTGTTCCGTTCATGAGAACACTAAAGAGGACATGACGCCGTTTGCCAACTGTGCTCGTCGCACAGACTTGGACCTTGACTTTACCCATCTTCCTGTCCATGATGCTTACAGAGCGTATCTAAACGCTCGCTGGGCGCTGGACAAGAAACGTCCTAAATGGACCAACACTAACCCGCCTGCGTGGGCTAACTACGTATGGCATGGAGAGCAAAATGAACTTTGATGACGTTAAAAGAGCTACGCGCTTAATTGGCAGGCGTGAAGACCTGCAAAAACAGCTGGAGCGGCTAGGGCAAGCTGGCGGATTTCCGCACGCAAGCGTGGAATATATAACCAATGCCGGAGTTGGTGTTATTGTTGAAATCTCTAAGGAGATGCAACCATCGATTGAAACGCTCTTGCATACTATTCTATCTTCGCAAATCTCTCAAATCGAGAATGATCTGGCGGCTCTAGGAGTTAAGCTTGATGTTTGATTCAATTCAACCAACCACACTTCGAATTTTCATTAGATGGCTGGTTATGATCTTAGTCGCTGTTGTTTTGTCACTGATTGCGGTTGTCACGGAACCTCTGACCGGGCTATCGCATTTTTGGGTCGGCTGGGTTTCTGCTTTTGTATACTGTGTCATTTTCCCCAGCCTGTCTCCTAACTACAAAGAATGAAACACGCCTCATTCCAATGCCAAACGTGTGGAGTTGATATCGGCTACCTAGGTCGCTTCTTCATGTGGCTCTTAGGACCTTTTGCTCCTCATACGCATTAAAGATTGTACATAATAACCACACTTCGTATTATGGGATTATGAACAAGATCGCTTTTGAG